TTACCCCATTTACCACCACCTTCTACATCTGCCATATTAGGTGGCACAGGTAAACCATTATATTCGTGTTCTTTTGGGTGTGTTCTTCTTAAAGCTTCTGTAACAGCGTGGGTGTTTAACCAAATAGATATTTGATTTTCTTTACAAAATAAACGCATTTCACTACTTACTTGATAATCGTATTCGTGGCTACCTACATTTTTCATTAAATCTCTATCTTTTGCAAGTGAGTTGTAAGGATCAATAAGTAAAGCATCATAGTGCCATTCATCGTGTATTTCTTTAGCTTCTTTAAGCAAATCTTTGTAAGTATATAGTTTATCTACATCAATTATTTTAAAGTGCTGTAATACCCAGTTTAAACCAAATTCTATTTCATCATCAGTCATTTGCTGAATTGCTTTATTTCTAGCAAATTCTAGTATTTTTCTAGCTACTGAAGTTGAGGTGTTTTCTGAAGAAAAAATTAACCACTTAATATTATGCTTTATAGTGTACATAGTCATTAAGTAAAGAATAACTGTAGTTTTTCCTACGTTTGCGTGTCCTATAATAACGTTAAAGTTTGCAGGTTTAAATCTAATGTGTTCGTCAAACTCTGGTATGTTAATTTTAAGTCCTTCTTTAACTCTACCATATTTAACATCTAAAATGTTTTTTTGTATATCTAATAAATTCGCTAACATAGTTTTTTTGTTTGTTTAAAAAAAAAGGGTAGCTTTTACACTACCCTTGATAAATTAAAATGGTAAATCAGCAACTACCTCAGCACCATTTACTTTAATGTTTCTAGCGTTGTTGTGTTCTGTATTAGTAACTACTTTATCAGCTACTTTAACATTACCATCAGTCCAAACTACTTTTCCGTTACCTACAAAGTTTCTTTGTTCTTTTGCAGCTTGTTGTTCTTTAGTTTGTGATTCCCATACTGATACATTTTGTCCGTATCCGTTAGTTTCGTCATTTAAAGATAAAGTATAGTTTTTATAACTTCCATCTTGTTGTTTAATTCCAATGTTTAATAATGTACTCATAATATTTAATTTAATTGTTATTTAATTTTTAATAGTTCGTCTTTTACTGATTTTGATAATTTGTATTTAGTTTCTATTGTTGCTAATTTACCACCTTTTTTTAAATATTCAATAGCTTGTGTAAATTCAGGTGTATTTTTATTTAGCCAAGATAACTCTTTTTCTTTAACTTCTGGTTTAATTTCTTTTCCGTGTGTATTAGTTGCATCTGCATCTTGTGTATCGTCAATAAGTAATAAGTTACCTAAAGCATACTTTTTACCATAACTAGAGGCTGATCCAAAAGCTTGTGGAATCTGCATACCTTTTTGTGCTAAATCAACTCCTACTATTGCAGTAGCTTTAATTTCCTGTACACCATCAATATCGTGTATTGTTGCTGCTGAAGAAATAGTTGGTATATCACCATAAAATAAACATTCCTCAGTTATAGTAAAATATACACCATACTTTTCATTAAATGGTTTAAGTGCTTCTAAGATATCTTCTGCACTTCTAAAATTGTACTTACCAAATGAATTAAATTTACTTTTGTTCGATTTAAATTCTACTTGGATTTTACTTAGTTTTTCGTGTAATAATTTCATTACTTTTCTAAATTATAAATTTGTTGTTTAATAATAGTTTTGTATTCTTCAGGGCAATTATCTTCACAAAGTTCGAATACATAAGTTTTTACTTCGTTAAGGTTTTTCTCTAATTCACAGATACGCTTTTGTAAAGCTTCTACCTGGAATCTTTGGTAATCGATTAAATCTTTCATAGTATTTGTTTTTAATTATGAAGCAAATATACAAGTATTTTTTTAATACCAAACTAACTATTAATACTTTAACAAAATTTTAACATATTGCAAAAAAAAGGGCAGCTGTTACGCTACCCAATTTCAAACAAAAATTACTATGAAAACTAAGAAAATTCTTTTAATTTGTCTTTATATTGTTCTATCATATCTTTTATTTCATCTAAACTCCATTTTTTAGTTTGTTTAGTTAATAAGTATAGTTCTTCTGATAGTTCTTTTCCTATTTTTAAGCTAAACTCGAATTGTTTACCCTGTTGCATTACATTACATCCATAACATTGTGGAGCTACATTTCTTTCATCCCACCTGGTACTCATATATTGCCTACTCATAAAATGCCCACAGTGTATTTTTTTAACTTCATATTCTCTATCACAAGTAATACAGGTGCAATATCCATTTTTAGAATTAGAGTATCTAATATACTTGCTAAATACTGCATCTAAATCTTTTACTAGTTGTGATTTTGTTTTAGCTTTCATAGTACAAATGTAAGCAAATTTGTTTATACTTAAAAAAAAATAAAAATAGTTATCTAGTTTTTGTAACTTTTTTATATATTTGTCGTATAATTATAAAACGGATGCGTCCAAGACTTGCAGAACCTAATAAAAATGGAAGCTGTTTGGATCAGCTAAAGTAAGCCTGTTAAGAAATTGCGATTGTTTCCTTTTTAGATTTCGACTGCACCCTGCAATCATTCAAACTTACCAGCATTAACAAAAATCACTAAAATCTAAAGGTGGGTGCAATTACCTTTCTAAATCTGTATATTAAATAACAAACAATAATAACTAGTAGTAATAACAAATATTTAAAATAACTTTCTTTCTTAATTACTTCTTTAGTTTTAGTTACAGTAATAGTTTTAGTTACATACTTAATTACTTGCTTATATTTAACATTATTTTGTTTAGTATATAAAGTGTTATTTTTTTTCTTTTCGTGTCTTAAAACAGCATTAAAATAGGTATTACCATTATAAGTGAATGATTTTAAAGTATCTTTAGCGAATACAGTAAGTAAATCTGTAGTTATATCGTATTTAATAGTAACATTACTACTATCAGTTAAAGTTGTAGTAGTTTCTTTTGAAGTTTCTTGTTTAGTTTCTGCTTTATTTACAATAGCTTTTCTGCTACCACAACTAAATAAAAATAAACTAATAATTAATATATAAAGTTTTACCATCTTTTTTTATTGCTTTAAGTACTTGCTTTCTGTTTTTACCTTTATTATAAGAAACGTGTACCCAATCAGGATTCTTATCTGTACCAAACTCCCAAATCATTTGATCAAACTCTAAGTTCTTTTTAATATAATCAAATATATCTTTATTAGTAAAACCTGTAGTAGCTACTAAATCTAAAGCTTGACCTTTATTATGCTGTGATGTTTTAGATCCACCTACAGCTTTATTTAACTTTTCACTTCTATAACCACTTGAAATTGTAATTGGCTTACCTATACCATCTCTTAAAGGTTGAAATATATTATTAGCTATTTCAATTAAATTTCTTAAATGCTCATTAGTAGGGCTATTATCAATTCCTTTAGCTTTTGCAGTATTAGAATTTATTAATTCCTGTAATGTTAAATTTTTAGTAATTATCATTTTAAACTATCTATATCAGTTTTAACTTCTTTAGCTCTTTTCATTAAGTTTTTAAGTAACTTCCAAATATCTACATTTAAAGCTTCTTCTATATTTTCTTTAATTGAAACTAATTCAATAAACACTAAAATAATAGCTATTAACTTTGTAAATAAAAACTGAGTGCTAAAGTGTAGGTTTACTAATTCATTTAAAAGGTATTTATCAATAGTGTATAAACTAATAATAGATACTTGGTAAAGTAACATTTTAGAAATAACATTAGAAAGTTTACGGCTGCGAATAGATTGCAATCCGTTTAACTTTATACTCTTAAAGATACCAGTAAATGTATCTAACATTATCCCAAATGCCACAGCAATTAAAAGTCCTTGAATAGGAGCAAAAAATAATACTAAACCAGTAAGAAAATAACTAAGATATGATTTCACCTTTTAATTTTTTTATTTCTTCATAGATAGCTAATAACTCAGCTTCTTTTTGCTTTAAAGTATCTTCTACAGGAGTATCTTCTACTTCTATATATTGAACTTCAACAAGTCCATTATCGTCATAAATTTCGTGTCTTACTTTTGCCATTTTTATTTATTTAATATTATACATTAATAACTGCCATAGGAATTGATCCAGTAAACCCAGTTAAACCACTTGTAATTGTAGCTGGTGCAGATCCAATAGCTGCTGTTAAGTGATATGAACTTATAGTTTGAGCCCCTTGAACATTATATAAAGGCAATAATTGAGTTGTTTGTAAAGCATAAGTTTGAGCAGTACTTGAATGATGTACTCCTATCCAATAAGTTACACCTTCAATTAAAGTAGTACTAAGTGTTGCAGTTTTAACACCATTTGATCCACAATCTAAATTGGCACTTTCCCAAAGTTTTGCACTTGGTCTTCCATTTACATTACTATAAAGCAAAAGCCTAATTACTGCACTTGCAACAGCTGAGGTAACTTGTATAGATAATGAAATTGTAGTAATAGTAGTATTAAAAATTATAGGTGCTAAATGCATTCTATTTGCTACTCCAGCAAGAACACTAAAACCACCGCCATTTAAACTTTGACTATAAGACATACCACTGCCAGTAGGTACTAGAACAAACCCGTGTGTTCCTTTGATCGGTACACTTATATTAATACCACCAGATCCTAAAAGTGAAAGACCATTAACTGTTTTAATATTACTTCCACTAACTAAAGCATCTTGTTTTGCATTCCAAATATTAGAATTTCCACCATATCCATCATAAATTACTGAATTAGATTTTATATCTCCAGCTACATCAAGCGCACAACTAGGATTAGTTTGACCAATACCTAAATAAGTTTTATCAAAATAACTTGTAGTTTGATCCATTTTAAAATATGGTAAATTAAATTGTTGACCTACTTCGCCAAATTTAACTTCAAAATTTTGTGAATCAAAATCTGTTGTAACTCTAAATAAATCAAAGCTATCGTTATTTCTTAATGCCATTAAACTATCTCCAGAACTACCATCACCTAAAACATCAAATTTAGCAGTCATAAAATTAGTTCCTAACCCAATATTTGGAGTATCTACATACAAAGGACTATCAACAATATTATCAGAAGTATCAAATTTAGCTATATAACCACCACTTCCACCACTAGTAACAGTACCAGTAGCAATATCTCCACCACCAACTATTGAATTTCCATTTATAGTTGCTAAATCTTTATTTGTCCATAATCCAGTACCATAATTATAAAAAATAGATTGATCCGATATAGGACTTGTTATTAATACATTATCAAGTTCTTCTAATTCAAAACCAACTTTAACCTTTACATAAATACTACCAGTACTTGCATTTACTCTTAATACATAACCAATAAGAACTAAATTATTTGGTGATAATGGTTTATTTGCAATACCATAAAGCAAAGCACCATTGACACCTAACCATACAGGATCTCCAGCAGTTGCACTAGAAGTATTTAAACCAGAAAGAATACCCTCTGTAATTACTGTTCCAACATCATTTATTGATAAATTTGTAGTAATAAGACCTAATGTTTTATTCGAAAGTGCATCAGATACATTTGAAGCTTTATTCACTAAAGCAGTTCCACTAGAAGCACCACTTATATAAACAGCTTGACCTTTAGTTAAAGCAACAGCTGCTTTTACTTCTTGTGTCATTATATTTTCCGAATTTACATTTAACGCATTGAAATTTTGATTACATTTATCAAACGCATCTCTTATTGTATCTCCAGCTCCATCATTTGGTATAAACCCTATTCCTATTGGTAATATTGTTGCCATTATTTGTTATTTTGTATTTTTTTTAAAAATAATTCTAGCTTTTGCTTGTTTTCTTCTTTAGGTTTATAGTTACCTACTTTTTTTCTTTTTTTCTCCATTTACAAAACCCAAGATCCATAAAAATTATTAGTATCAGGGTTCATATCATCATTTGAATTAGAATTATATTCTGGGAACTCTGATTGCTGAAAACACATATAATCAATAAAGCGTTGTGTATAGTGTTCTGCTATATCTCTCTCTTTTTCTACTAAATAATCTATTTCGTTTTTTTCTACATTAGTAGAGTTTTCCGAGTTATGTTTGTAAACACCTTTATTAGCTATTGTATAAGCTGCAAAAGGTAAATAGTGAACCATACTCCAGTGTATTAACATTGGTTTAATATAGGTAGTTAAAAGCGTTTTATACTTTAAAAACTCTGCATCGTTAATATCACCATCAATAATTAAAGTTTGAAACTTATTATATAAATCAGTTCCTAAATAATTTTGTATAGTAATATCCTGTGCTATCTTTATATATTGAATAAAATCGTCTACATCTAAATTGCCATTTAGTATAGTAAACTTTTTTACATCCTCTGTACTTATTAATAGTGCGTAAGCCATATCTATTTTTTATAATTTGGGTGGTGTCCGTTATTTGGCATATCGTAAGGTTTCATAGATACTTCTTTTGGGTTTCTTACTCTATATCCATATTTTTCAGCTTTATTAGTAGAAATAGTTGTAGCATTAGGGTTAGTTACATCTATATTTACATTCTCAAAAGAAACATAAGTTTGTCTTAACCATTTGTGCTTACAATTAACTCCACCTTTGTAAAGGAATAAATCGTAATTATTACCATTGTGTCCTTGACCTGGATTCACTTCATTAGAAGAAGTTTGTTTGATATCTTCTTTTCTATAAAGTTTATCAGCTTTTAACATTCTATTGCAAAATTCTCTTTCCCCTACTAAATCACCACTATATTTGTAGCGTGTAATGAATTTAATTCCGTCAATATTTTTATCTTGTGAAGATTTTGAGTTAGGTCTTGCAATAATAGTAGAAGCTAAATCTAACATTTTAGAAAGTAAATTTTTATCTTTTTTACTTTTTTGATTTAAAAAATCTATTTCAGCATCTAATTCATCTTCTAAATCTTGGTCTACTTCGCTTTCGTCAATTAGTACCCATTCTGCACCTAAAGTTTCACCTTTGCTAATTAAACTATCTGCTATATCCACAGAAGTATCCTTATCACTTGCACAGCATAATTTAGACATTTTGATACCAGTTTCTTCCTCGTTAGTTGTAGCATTAGCAGTATTAACATCAATAAAATCTAAAGGTTGTATAGTTTTAAAATATAAGTTTAATGATATACCATTAACTGCTAAAATAACATCTAAGGCATCTATTATTTCTATTTGGTATGGTCTGATAACAATATTATCAAATAATCTAGTTGCAGTTTCAATTTCATCTGCATTATTACTTAAACCACCACCTGTATCTCTAATTCCTAATAACATAGGGCTTGTTACTCTATGGCCTACAATTAACTTTTCAAAACATTCAGTAGAAAGGTATTCGTAGTGTGCAGGTGCATCGTTTAAAGGAATATCATCTACAGTAGTTTTGTTTTCTTGTGAAGCATTAAAAGATACAATTACTTTATCTCCTTTAGCACCTGTTAATTTACGCTTAACATCATTTGCAATTTCTTGTCTTTTTTCTTCTGGTGGTATATTGTTATTGAAATTAATTACTTTAGTACCACTAAAACCATTCATTACATCATTAATCAAATAATCTGCAATCTCTTCTTCTAATTTAGCATAAGGTAAAGCACCACTATAATCTATAGGAGTGTAATAATGATACCCTGATACATAAGGTTTAATAACATAAATTTCTACTTCATTACCATTACCAAAACCAAAAGCAGGAATACGTTTTAAAACATCTCCATTTCTGTATTTAGTCCAATCGTGGTGATAGTACCAAGCTTCAACTTCTCCTTTATCGTTACATTTTTCAGCTCTTAAAGTATTCATAGGAAAATGATCTATTCTAGTTACTTTACCTTTTGAGTAAATAACTTGCATAGAAGCCATACCTAATAATTTTCTTTCTAAAGCTACTTTCTTTAAGCAATCTCCTTTTATAATAGACATCATTTGTGCATACTGATCAGGTTTTCTATTCGAATCAGTTGCAGAAATACCTTTACCATATATCATATTGGTAACACCAGTAATAATAGCGTGGTTAGTATTAGAATAAAGATATCTATCAATTAAGTACTGAAAGTAATTGTTATCAGTTCCGTATTGTACAAAATCTTTATTTTTGCTTTCTTCTATTATAGGAGATGTATAAGCACTTAAATTTAAAATGTGTATGTTATTCATAAATTATAAATTCGTTATCTGTAGTATGCTCTACATAAGCATCTTTATTTATAGTATAATCTGCTATAGTTTGGTTAGTGCAAAAAGCTAAACCTGTATAAACTACATTAGAATTATTTTTAACTTTAATAGTATAGTATTTATTTTCTAAAACATCTAAAGCTACGCTAGTTTGAATATAGTATTTAGAAGCAGTAAACGTACAATTAACTTCTGTTTCTACATCAGTTTCTTCATCAATCAAAACTATAGAAGTAGCAGTAGTACCATTTACAATAAATCGTAATGTTTGTACTCCTACTTGTTCTTTTAGTATTATCATTGTTTTATTTTAAAAATTAAAAAACTACAAATTTGTTATAACAAAAAAAGGGTAGCAAAAAGCCACCCTTTAAAAGTAATATAATTAAATATTAAGATCCAACAACAACAGTAAACCCTGCACCTGCTAAAGTATCTCCGATAAAGTTAGCTGGTACTGGTTCCATACCTGTTAAAGTTAAAGTATACCCAGAAAGATCTCCCATAGCACCACCTGTTACAATAGTACCACCTGTTACATCCATTCCGTGTTTTAATCCTGCATAAAAGAAATTACCATTGTTATCTTCAACAATAACTTGTGGACGGCCATAAGCCATCAATTTAAGTTGTTTGTTATCTACAATAGATAATTTTTTAAATGTAAGAGCTAATACTTGCTCAAAGAAAGTAGTTCCATTTTCCCTAGAACTATTTATATTTTGTGTAAATGTAGAAGCACCTTTTAAATCGTATTTATAAGCTGTAGGAGTACCAGCTACATCATCAATAACATCTGTATTAGTGCCATTGTAAGTGTAACCTGTAGCATCACCATAATTTACGAAATAAACAGCTTTCAATCCACCTACTGAATCCTTACAAGGTTCAATTCTACCTAATGAAATATCACAAGCCATATATATGTTTTTTTAAAGTTATTAATAAAAAAAAAGGATGGTGTTTATTCCACCACCCTTTTAAGTTTAATCTTACTAATTATTAGTTAGCAGAGTTAGTGATTCCGTAAGTTACGATATCTTGTACGTTTCCGTATTGTACACCAGCAGTAAATCTAGCTACTACTCTAACGTTCTCAGATCCGTCCAAATCTGCCATATCAATTAATTTAACAGTATTTAGGTCGTTTAATAAACCTGTACCGAAATATAAGTTAGATTTCAAAGTAGCGATTGCAGTGTTAGCAGCCATACCATTACAAACGAATATTTTTACACCATCAAAAGAAAGTGATCCGTTATTCCACCATTGAGTACCCATAGAGTTAGTACCATTAGCACCTAAACCAGAAGCTCCAAAACCACCTAATGCTCTTACATAAGCTTTAGCAATATTTTGAGATACATAGATATGTAAATCTTCTTTCCCGTAAAGTGCAGCAGGAAGTGCATCAACGATTTTTCCTAATTCAGTGATTACGTTTGCAGCAGTAACTGTAGTACCAGCAACTTCTTGTGCAGTAGGTAAAGCAGCATCAGCAGCTAACAAAGTAGCGAAACCTGCAAATTCTCCAGCGTTAGCGTTAACACCTCTCCAAATGTTTTGTTCTGTTTTCTCAGCAACTTTAGCAGCTACGTGAGATAAAATGTAATCAGCAAAGCTTGGTGGCATAGAGTCAAATGCAGAATATCCCATTTGTACTGCTTCCCAATCAGATTTGAAATCTTTTTTACAAAGTTGTAAGTTTACTTGAAACTCTTCTGGTTGTAAAATTCTTTCAGTTAAAGTTACAGTAGAAGTAGCATCAAAATCACAAGTTGCATCTTTAACGATTGCATCAGTAGCAAGTTTTTTAATTACTTCTTTGTATTTAACGTTTGGTTTTACTTCGATACCACCATTTTCGATAGTAGAAGCTGATAATAATGCAGCAGAGATATATTTACCTGCAAATTCACCAGCATAAGTAGTTGTAATTGACGTTGTAGTAGCCATTTTTTTAGTGTTTAATTTTAGTTATTATTAATGTTTGCAATTTTACTCAATACAGTATCAAAAGTATTTCTAGTTCTGCTTTGTGAGTATAGATTTAATTTAACCTCAGAAGTTGCTTCTGGGTTGTGTACTAAAGGTTGTGCAGATAATTCTACACCTTCTTCTTCTTTTACTTCTTTTAAAGAAGCTAATTCAGTTTTTAAAGTTTCAATTTCTGCTTTTAAAGCATCTACATCTTCTTTAGAAAAGTGAGATTCTTTAATTGTAGATTCGATAACTTTTTTAGGTGTTGAAACCTCAGCAGCCATTTCTTCATTACCTTCAGCAGGAGATGCAACTTCTTCTTCAGCAGCTGGCATTTCTTCTTCTGGCATTTCGATAGCAGCAATAATACCTTCTTCATCAACTTTTAAGATTGTACCATCTTCTAATTTGTACTCACCAACTGGTAAAGCGATACGATCTTCTTCGTTAACGATAAAAACAGGCATACCAGCTTCAAAAGCCTCAGCTTCTAAAACCGTTCCGTTATCTAACTTCATTTGGGCTAATTTTACTTCCATACCCAAAATGGTTTTGATTTGATTAATTACATTTGACATATTTATATTTAATTTAGTTAAATACTTTATTTTAAAATAAAAGTTATTATAGTTTGTTATATTTTTATAAATGTTAATGTTATGTTAAAATGTTTTTTATATAAAATAAGTTTGTATATTTGTAGAAATAATTAAAAAAAATATGACACCGAAAGAAAAAGCAGAACAGTTATTTAATTCAATATATATGCAATCAACTAATAAATATGATGCAAAACAATGTTCATTAATATCAGTTAATGAATTAATTGAAGAAGCTTATTATACAGATGGTTATTATGATAGGTTAGAATATTGGGAAGAAGTAAAACAAGAAATAGAAAATAAATAAATTATGGAAATAGGAACTAAATATAAATTCTCTAACGGTCAAACAGGAACTTTAATTGAAATAAGTGATAATAAAAAATATGGACTATTTGAGTTTAAAGATGGTGCTAAATATGTTTTTAGTATTAATACTTTAAATTTTTTAAAAAATAAATAAATTATGAAAACATTAAAAATATTAAATTATTTATTTATTCCAATAAATAAAATACTAATAAGATATAATTATTGTTTATCAGCTACAATAAGATATAGATTTGTTTCCTTAGAAATATCAATAAAAGATGATTTCACTATAAATTTATATAAATTAGGTAAAAAAAGCGAAGATAATACTTATGATATAATTAAAATTAAAAACTTAATAAAATACAATTATGAATAAAGTAATACAAAATTTAATAGAAGAAATAGTTGATTTAAAAATAGAAAATAAATCATTATCTAATTACAAATTTAGTTCAGAAAATAAATTAAAAGCTTCAGAAAATATTATATCTAATCTTAAAAATGAAATAACTAATTTACGTTTAGTTTTAGAAGAATTACAAAAAGAAAAGGGTAGCAATTAAGTTACCCTTTTTTGAAAAAACTATTTAAGTGTGCATTAAAGCATAAATAGTGTATTATTATTTTAGTTGTCCTAAAACATTATTTGCAACTTTTCTTGACTGCTCTAAAGCATTCATTAAAGAATTATTTTCTTTAATAATAACTAATGCTTCATTGTATCCCTTAATGCTTTTAACATCTAAACCTAAATCTTTAGCTTGTACCTGAATTTTATTTATTACATTATTAATATCTTGTGCGTTAGCTCCAAGTGCATTTTTAGCTCCATCAATATTACTTAATTGAGTTTTCATATTATCAATATCATCCATAATATTATTAAGAACTTTAAATAAACTTTCAACATTATCATTTATTCTTGTTGCTCTATCTACATAATTTGGATTTAAAGAAACAAATTTTGATAAATCATCTACTAAAGCTAATTCTACTTTGTGAGATTCTAATTCTGTTTTAAATAACTTGTTAGTTACATTTTTTAATGTGTTCATTTTATATTAATTTTTATTTGTTAATTATCCTCTTGAGTTACTTATTACTCTAGCTTCATTTGTATTAGTTACTTCACTTACACCTTGACTTACTAAAGTACCTACACCTTGATTTAATAGATCACCATTACAGCATTCTGATTTATAAGTTCCGTCATCACATAGACAACCTTTTCTTCCATTCTCTGGACTTGTTTTGCTTTTTGTTTTTTTCATTGTTTAATATTTATGGTTTTGTGTTCTTTGAATAAAATAAATTACATCGTATATACTACCAGAATGATTAGCTAACATTTTTACATTTAAACCATTAGCAACAAAATCTGCATCTGCATAATATTGAAAAATTTTAGTATAGCTATGCTCTACGTTATTTCCTTTAGGAAAAGTAATAATATCCCTAATTTTATCATAAGGTGTATTTCCACCATCTTGTAAATATAATTCTACGTGTCCGTTTGAATTGCTTATTTTAGCTTTAAATGATATTGTAATAATATATACATCGTTTTCAAACTCAGCTCTTAATTTATTATTAGAATAAAATGCAGTATCGGAGTGAATATGTGTATTAATTACATTACCTGAATTATTAGGCACGGTAAAAGCAGTTGTATTAAACGAATAAGGTGAAGCAGAAGTATATTGTGTATCATCGTATCTAGCCCAACCTAAACCCATTTTATCAGATTGTGGTGGATATACTATTACTTGCTCACCATTGAAACCCATAAATAAAGCTTCATCAGTAACTAACATAGCACCTTGTTCGATGTTTACACTATCTACTTCCGTTTGAGTTGCTTCTTGTACGTGAACTTTGTATGCTGTGTTTATAGTTGTAGCCATTATACGTTTCTTAAAACTTGTTTAATTTGTTCTATTAAAGTTTCTTCTTCTGTTAGTTCTTTGCTTAACTCTTTTTTAGATTCTAATTTATCAGCAAAATATCCTTCAAGTGAAAACCCTTTAACTTTACCTGTTTTTACAAAGTCATTCCAAATTTCATCATTATCAACTTTTATAGAAGCCATCCAAGTACCTACAGGAACGCTTAAATTATATAATGCAGATTTGTCTTTGGTTAAATCTTCTACTATCCAAGATTCAACAACTGTTAAACCCTCAATAGCTTTTTGATGTTCTAAAGTGCTATTAGATTGATTGCCTTTCTTTAAAAATAATTGTGAAGCTTTTACTACAGTGTCTTTTGAAAAATAAATATAATATTCAGTATCTCCACTCTTTCTATAAATAGGTTTTTCTGGTATTAATACAGCACCCATTAAGATACGCTTTTCTTTAGATACCTCAGCAAGTTTAACTTCTTCTGCTTTTAAAGCTACAAAGTCCGATTCTATTGCAGGTGATTCTACTACGCTAATAGCTTCTACACCTTGCAATTCTTCGTTATCGTCTATAATTAATTCTATTAAGTTCATTTACTTTTTATTTAAAAATTAATATTATATTAAATTGTTATTTATCCTAATGTAGCGTTGTTTACTATGTTTCTATTTAAACTTTGTGCAGATGTTACATTACTAGCAACTACATAAGCTTGTACAGGTGCAGCACCTTGATCACTCATTACTTGTGCTATTTGATTTGCACCACCAGCACCAACTACATTAAAACTTGGAGCAGCAGGAGCGCTTCCACCGCCACCGCCACCGCCTACATCAGCACCTCCAGCACCACCACCGCCACCACCAAGAGCAGCTAAACCTTTAGCAGTACCAGCAATATTTGCAGCAATTCCAATACCTGCGTTTATTTTGTTCATTACTATTTCAGTAGCAGCTAAAGCAGCACCTCCTGGAAGTAAAGCATATTTCAATCTAGCAGCAGCATTAGCAGCTTGAGTATTAATTATAATTTTAGAAATACCAATAGCACTTTCAGCAATTAAAGCAGCTTTTTGTAAACCTTTATTATTTTCACCCATAGATTTAATTAAACCTATAAAACCTTCGGCAGCTTGTAATTGACTTTGTTGAATATTTTTTTTGGCTTCTGCTACTCCTTTTTCTCTATCAATATCTTCTTGTGCCTTTTTATCTTTAGCAGCTTTTTCCGCTTCATCTTTTGTCTTTTGTTTTTCAGCAGCTTCAGCATCCGCTTTGTCTTTTAATTCTTGGTTTAAAGTAGCATACTTTTCATTGTATAAAGCCATTAAATTAGCTTTCTCATTTTCAGTTTTAGCTATTCTATTTATTTCTTCTAAATCTCTTTGAGCTTGTAAATCTAATTTTTCTTGCTCAGTTTTAGCATTCATATTTAGTAATTCATCTAAATACTTTTGCTCTAAATCTAATTCAGCTTTCTTTCTATCTTCTTCTGCTTTTCTAGCTTCTTCTGCTTTTCTTTTTCTTTCTTCTGCTGCTTTTTGTGCAGCTTCTTGTTGTTTCTTAGCTAATTCTTCTTGGTGCTTTTGTTGTTCTTCTCTACGTTTAGTTAATTCTTCTTTTTCAGCTTTAGTTTGTTCTTTACTACCTGATTGAAATCTTTTGTAAGCTTCTTCTCCACCTTTTACAGCATTTTTAAAACTATCTTTCATTTGGTTAAACCCTTCTTTAGCTGCATCAAAATCTAAGGTAACAATACCTTTCATCATTTTAATATAACCACCACCTGCTTCTTTTACATAAGTAAATAAACCAACAAGCCCAGAATAAAACAAACCAATACCTTGTGTAATATATGGTAAAGCTTTCATCGCTAGATCCATAAAAGAATCTATTAAAGGTTCTAATGCTCTAAATATTCCACCAAGTATTTTTTCAAAAGCTTCTGTTAAAGGTTTTAACTTCTTCATAGCATCTTCATTCTGAGAAAATGCAGCGGCTAACCCAGCAACAGCAGCAACTATTAAACCAATTCCTGTAGCTTTTAAAGCAGCACCAAAAGATTGTGTAGAAACTTTAACTTTGTTAATTCCTGCACCTAAAGATCCTAATGGTCCACCAACTTGTTCTAAACTATCAACCCAATCAGATGAAGTATTTTTAGCAGATTTAATTTTATCTTCTAAGTCGTCTATTTGGTTATAAAGCTTTTTAAAGTCCTCACTTCCTGCTGCTGTGTTCTTTAATTCTCTTTTTAAAGACCTTAACTCAGAAATAGAACCTTCAATATTACTATTTACATTTAGATTTATTTGTTTTTCGATTGCCATTTTAATTTTCTTTTGATTTGTCTATATCCTTGTTTGAATGTACTAGGTAATTCGTTTTTACCTTTTGCAATTTCTATATTTTCGCTAACTCCATAATGGTCTTGCAGTTGCAATAATTGAATTATATTTTTAAGCATATTGTATAATATCTATATATTGTTTTGAATCAGGGTTATGATATGTAATTTCTATTTGTTTATAAGCTACATCACCTGTAGTATTAGCATCAATAGGTACTATAAAAGTACCATCTGCAGTATTACCTCTATTAGCAAACGCTGTAGGGTTATATTCTACATCGTACTCCTCACTATTTAATTTTAAAATAGTAACTTCTAAATCTTGTGCTGTGTTATCTATTGTAAATAGTTGTTTTAAAGCAAATTTACCAGCACCAACCGCGGAATTAATTACAGTTCTAAAATCAGTTATTAATTCTAAATCAACTTCACCTGTAGTTAAATCAGTTGTAAATTGATTTATAATATATTTTTTGTCTTTATATATTATTTTATCGTTTAATTTAATATCAACTAATTTAGTTATAGGTATAATAGCTTTTAATTTAACTAACCTACAGCGAATATCATACAAACCACTAATATAGTTTTTATACCATAATTCAAATAAAGAATTTGAAGCTGGTAATGATGTTTGCCAAGTAGATATTTCTTCTCCAAAATTTAAACTAGCTATATCATTATTTATAAATAGTTCATTTGAAAATCTTTGATATGTACTTAAATTATAATAAGTAGAACCTGTATATAATTTAATGCTAGTGCTTAAACTTTGTAAATTATTTTTATACATTAATATAGGTTTCGGCTTATAAGGGTTTAAATCTTTATCAATTATAGAAGTAGTTTGAAAATTACCTGCTGTAGATCTTTCCCACATAACATTTTCAAAAGGAGATTTTATTTCATAAGTTGTACTTTCATTACTTAAATCATCTTCATAAATTAAATCACCATAATCGTATTTTCTTAGAAATGTATTTCTAAAAAAGTTGTTTAATATATTATCTGATTTTTCGTGGCTAAAAGATAACTTTTTAAATAACTTAGTTCTTTCTAAATCTACACTATCATTAATTACATAATCATTAATATCAATATAGTTACCATAAGCGTAATAAAATTCTAATGGCTCTAAATTAAATTCTGTTTCACTTGTAGCAGTTATAGTTAAATTAAATAACTTTATAATTCCATTAAAGAAATCTACTATTTTCATATCAGGGATATAATCACCTATATTTATTGTTTCTGTAGTAGATTGATTAGGAGAAGTATAAAAATGATTTGCGGTCCAATAACCAGTATTAACCCACATTCCAAAAGCATTTAAATGTGGTCCATACATTGTAGTAAAAATACGAAGTTCAGACGAAAATGTTAAAGGTGATTCACTTTCTATTTCAAAATAAAAACTTTGGTTATTATTTAAATTAAAATCTGCATAAATATCATTGGTTGTGTTACCTAATAAGTTGTTAAAAACCTGCATTAAAGTTCCATTTGTATTTTTAACTTTTAATCTATATGGGATAGTGTTATTACTAACATTTATTAATATTTGATATGATTCAAGTGATTTTGGTACATATTGTTGATTTGTATATGTAGGAAAATATGGGTTTAACAATAACTTTTTTATAGTAACATTATCAGTTGACAAATTAAAACCATCGAAAGCAGTTAATGGAAAAGTATCAAATGTTTTTGTATTATAATTTATTTTAACAGGTGCAGTATAAACAGATTGTTGCTCTTTTCTTTTACCATATAAATATAAATCTTTCCAATAAGAAGTGTCAAATAATGTACTTGTAAAAGTTATATCATAATGAGATTGCATAAAATCAAATATTTTACTTACAGGAATTGCAGGAAATAAGTCAGTATAAACTATTGACTTAGCTATACTACCACCTACAGAAACATCGTTTGTCCCACCTGTTAAATATTCGTATTTATTTTTATTTCCTACTAAAGGATAACTAACATTGTCTACTATAGTACCATCAATTCTTTTTCTAATCTCATCAAAAGTATAAGGATGATTTAAACTACTATAATTAAAAATATCTAACTTATCTTCTTTAAATAAGTCCTTAATTTGTTTTACTTTACCATAAAAAGTAATTGAAAAACTTTCAACTCTATTGTTTTTCTCATTTGCTTTTTCTATTTGTATCTGCCCTTTTTTAAATGGTATTGAATTTATTTCTATAATAGCATCATATCTAATACGTTGATCGAAACCATCGTTAACTCCGCTTTCATTCCAGTAGTTAAATATTTGATTATTATTTTTAGAAGCAGGTACAGTAAAACTTTGAGTGTAATCAGTAAATACTTTACTCAAATCATTTACATTTTGTATAGATGAATTTAAACTAATCTTTTCATCTTTAAATAAATCTAACCTAGTATAATAATCACCATTAATATTTGTAACCTCTATAGTTTTATCTGCTGTAATAATACCACTATCTGCTGTGTAAATAGTTGTATCGGCAGTAAAAGCAACAGTATTAACAATATTAACTGGAGTTTTAACATATATTTCTACACTTACCATTATACTACATTATTTATTAATGAACTTGCAATTTCAAATTCTAATTCGTAATTAATTACTTTTTCGTTTAAATGCGTTTTAATTTGTTGTGAACTATTTTTTAAAATAACTGCTGCATCAATAGTACCATCAGCAGAAGTTAAATAAAGCATTTCACTTAAATATATATCTTGTATATTTATATTATCATTTTCATTTAGCCAACCAGTATTACATTTAATAGTTTTATTTCCGTTTTTATTAAATATTCTTTTTTGACCTAGATATCTATTATATGTAGGATAATTGTTTGTGAAATTATTTGTATTATAATCAGTAGCTTTTGTATTAATAGTTTGTGTACTATTTTTAAATAAAGTCATAGTTTGTTTACCGCCTAATCTATTTACATACTCTAAAGCAAATGGATTATATTTTTGTTCGCAGTTTGCAATTAATTTACAACTATAAATTGTAGCTCTTGGAAATTCTGGTATAATTTCTTCTATTGAAAAAACTGTACTAACTATTACACCATCATTAGGAGCTACTACCATTGGTTGTCTATCTTGGAAAATAGAATCATCATTATCATAATTAACAAAACTATTATAAGTTTCGTAATGATCGTCTACAAAAGCAGTGGTACTATATTTAATTCTATAATCACTTGTTGTACTTGTAAAGTCAATAATTAAATCTATTTCAGGTATTGTGTTTGTATCATAGTAATAATTAACATCATAACCTGTAGCGTTATAGGTTGTACCATTTGTATTTAAAATAGCTATAGAATCAGTATAATTATAATTAGGGTTTTCGTAATCATTATAACCATTAACAGATACTAAAGATTCGTTTCCTATATCTTCAAAACCTTCTCCAGTATCAGAATATTTAGTTACTTTAACATTATATGCAAATGATAAAACATTATTTTTAAATGTATCTATTAAGTCATAAACAAAAGGACTTATATTATAATGATTTATATATTGATCTGGTCCAAATTTAGTTTTTTGTATAGATTTAGTTATAGCAGTGTTTTCTGCATTACCTATTCTCCAAATTTTAATTTCTAATTTAGTTGCTATTTGTGTATTACCATTATCTATGCTAATAATATACGGACTTCTACAATTAAATACTTTCATTTTATCTTAATCTTTTAGTGTATCATTCATTAAATTTTCTACATCCAAACCAAACTTTTCTATTAATTCGCCTGGTAGGTTTTTAAATGCTGCTTCAAATGGTTTAGTAAAAAACAAACTTGGTTTAATACCATTCTTAAAAATAGCACTTCTAACTAAATAACTAGTTTGCTTATAGCTCATAAACTTACCATCTGGTTTTCTAAACTGAAACCCTTTTCTAGTTACCCAATCAGTGATAGGTTTTGCAGGTGGCATTTTAGATTTATAACTAAATGGAGTGTTATATTTCTTTTGAGTACCACTAACTCCTTTATCTTGGAATACTCCGTAATCTTCCATTGTAAAAGCTAACCTAAAGCTGTTTGGTCCTACCTCTACCTCGCTTCCTAAACTATCATAAAGTTTTTTATCTACATTCTTACCTAACCTAGTTAAGTTACTCCTAGATTGCTGTATTACATACTTAGCAAAGTTGTTTAAATACTTATATGTTTCTTTTTGGTTTTGCATTAATCGTAGATAACATCAAGGGTTAAACTTCCATTACAAGAAAGTGCATTATAAGCTTCTTGTGTCATCTCCATTCTTACCCTACCATCACCATTATCATAACAAACACCATACTCTAAAAAGGTTGCGTTATTTGCTACAGGTGGATCTGAATTAAACATATCTATTAAATCTGTTAGGTTGTTTTCGTTGTTACCATAAGATGCAGCTAAGAAATCACCATCACATCTATAAACTATAGAATTCATTGGAGTTGCAAAACTTACCACTTGACTATAAACAGGAATTGTATCACCACAAATAGTCATATCGTTTGCAAGTACTATATCAAATGTAACAGCCCATCCTGCTAAATCATTTTCAAATCTTTCAGTAAATGGTTCATAACTTGGATTGCCTGATAATTCATAGTTGCCATCTCTTAAATCACCTCTATTAAGTAAATCTAAAACCCTTGTAGCTAATAAATGTTGAGTATTCCAAATATCTACTTTATTATCGTTTTCTTTTTGATTAATAACATCCATACAAAGCATAGTAACATTAAAAGAAATAACATTACCTTGGTGTGTAGATGAATTAATCATTATATGCGTTAAAGGGAATATAGTTCGTTTGTTTAAATCAACTTCGAATATATCTCCTTCGGTTACTGTATTGCAAAAAGGTTCTGCTAATAAAGCATCCTTAATTGTTTGTATTAAATTATATATCATATTTTTTTAGCATTTGTGATTCTATTTCTTGTTTTTCTTTTTCAAATGTTAGGAATGTAAGTGCAGCTGTAAGCCGAAGTTTCGATACTTCATCAAATCTTCCAGCATCTCCTTTAGCGAGAGCATAGAAAGAGCTATACCATCCCCATTTAGATCCGAATTGTGTTTGTCTATCATAGCTTGTACCTGTGGATTCATCTCCAAATAATTCAGGGAAGAAATCAATAATTCGTTGCTTAAATTGTAAAAAAAAACCATAGCACCTAAAACTACATCTAAAGGCATTTGCTTCATTACATCACAGTAAGTAATACTTCCGTTGTAATCTTGTATTAAATACTTATCACCACTTTTATCTGTTATTGGTCTGTATAGTACAGCCATTGCATTGTGCATTTTATCCCACTTACCAAAGTAGTTATCTAAATCGCTAAACTCACCTAAAGTAATATCATCTAAGTTAGGAATAAAACCGAAGTTAGTATCACCCAATTTAAAGATAGGTTTAAGTTTGTAATCTACGCTAAACATTTTATCTAAAGTTTCTATAATTTCGTTAACGTCTTTTAAAGGCATTAAGTCAACTAACTTTAAAGGTACATTACAAAATATCTCTATCATTTTCTGCTGCACAAAATTACTTTCTGGGTTGTTCTCCATAATAGATACAAACCTTTGATATTGTTCTAAGGTAATTTCGTTTAAAGAAGTAGGTATAGTTATTTTAACCTGCATATTTTATTTTAAAAATAACTATTTAAGCTATTTGTATAAAGCAAAAAAGGTAGCCATTTCTGACTACCCTAACCAAAAAAAAATTAATCTAACTAATTATGAAACTCTTTCTTTATAATGTAAATATAGTTCGCTTATTTTATCGTTTAACTCTTGGTCTTGTTTATATATTTGTTTACCTTGTATCTTACTTCCGTTTATATTTATTTCTATCTTTACTTTGTTAATCTTTCTTTTGCCTTCCATATAAAATTCCTGTAAGCAGATAGGGTATATTGTAATACCATTTTCTACACACCATTTAAAAGCTTCCATTCTTTTATCGTAGTCCTTTAAGTATTCCCTCAATTTCATTTGTCAATAGTATTTGATCGGTTGTTTTAAAATAATCTCTAAGCTTAGTTAATTCTTTTCTAGTGCTAGATATTTTAGCTTCTAGTTCTTTAACATAATACTTAGCTGCGTCTGATTCGTTATCTTGGTTATTCCAAAATGCATCTTCTTTGCTTGGATCGTAAATCATTTCGTGTTCTTCTGTAGGATCTCTATAAAATGTTATCATATTCTAGCTATTTGAATTATTACATAGATTAAAACTAAATAAGCAAATGTAAGTTGTGGTCTTTTGTTTTGTAAAAAGAATTTAATAAATGTTTTCATAGTTTGTGTTTTTAATTATGGTGTAAAACTACAAACAATATTTTAAACTAAAAAAACTTTAACAAAACTTTAACATTTGAATAGCTACCTGATACATAGCTTTCATCTTCTTAATCTCACCTACAGTTCTAGGTAAATTGATTTGTACTTCTTCTCCAGTACTATGATGTATGTAGCATTGTATCACTGCTATTATTTCTCCGTAAGTCATTAATAAACGTAATAGTTACCTTTGTGCTTATTCTCTAACTGATAGCTAACAGCATATCTTAAAGCATCAAGTAAGTGATTGTGATTATCGATAGGAGTGTTTGATTTCTTTTCTAACCAAACATAGTTATTTAATTCTTTAATTAAGTTAACTGATTCAGGTGTTATTATTAAATCGTAATCTTGCAGCAAACTTATTCCGTAAGTAACAGATCCTGGTCCTTTAATTGCAGGAGTAATATTTAAACCCGATTGAGCTAACTCAGTTATTAATCTTGGCTCTGCACTATCTGCTATTATTAAACCATCATTAACGTATTGCCTGTTTAAATTGAATATCTGCGATGTTGTAAGATTAGGTAAGTAAAAGCATTCATTAATATAAATTCGTTTGTTAGAAACGTCTATATTGCATTCTACTAAAGTTGTTGGATCATTACTAAAACCAAAATCTTGTCCGTATATAGTTGTGCCTACGTGTTCGTATTTTCCAATACTCCAATTATTAAAGATAACTCCATCTGCTTTTTGTAACCATCCACCCTCGATTTGATGTTTAAACTTTTCAGGTCTACGTTTCTTTATATCTTCTATTTGAGTTATAAAAGATTCAGAAAGGTTATCTAAGTTATCTAAGTAAGTTGTGTGTATATAAGTAGTATCTAGTTTAGTTGTATTGCTACCTTCTTGCACTCCTTTACTTTCAAAGAAGCGTTTATATATCCAATGTTCTTTTGTGGTTGGATTAAGTATTAAGATAACTCTATTCTGTTTGTCTTTACTTCTAATAGACAAATCTATTTTATCGAAAGTATCTTCATCTACTAGTTCTTCTGCTTCATCTAGTACCCAAGTAGTAACACCTTGTAAAGATTTAAGGTTTGCTGTTTGATCTCCACTACTTGTTTTAATTCCTTTAAATAATATCTTGCTACCAGTTCTTAGATTTACTATTTCTTCTTTTGTTATATGAAAGTCGTTATGTAACCCTAGCGTTTCTATCTTATCTATAAACTCTGGTATAATAGAAATATAAGCAGATGTTAAAGTGTACCTTGTAAATAGTATTGTGTGTCCTGCTTCATAAGTAAGCATAGTTAGTAGTAGATTCACTGAGTAAGATTTACCAGATCCTCTACCACCTGTAACTACAAAATATCTACTATCAGCTTCACCGATAACTCGATACTTGTTATTTATTTGAATCATTAAATGTGAATAGATTTCTAAAGTCAATATTAAATCCTTCGCTAGAATTAATATCAATACTTTGATTTGGTTTTCCTAAATAGTATTCTAAAAATAATTGTGCTGCTTTTATATCTTGTTTACTTACTGCTTTAGTATGTACCATTTTAATAACTGATATTACATCTTCTACAGTTGCAGCTTGTTCTAATGCACTACGATATTCGTTCTTTCTTTTATCAGCTCCATTTGACTTGGTACTGTTACCACCATTGAACTTTCTTTTATCTATCTTTTCCATATCAATAAAAATCAACTATTGTTTATTTAAAAATAATAAGTTTTATTTATTGTTAAATTTAGAAGCAAGTATCTTTCTATATAAATCGTTTACTGATTCTTTATTACAACCTCTATTATAGTAGAAGTTCATTACTCTTTTAATTCTTTGTAGATCTGATTGCTTTTGTTTTTCTTTTGCTGTCATATTGTATTGTATATTATTAAACCTATTATAGATGCTATTATTAACCAAGCACTAATTTCTATTATTATTCTTTCTTGTTTTTTATTCATATCTTAAACTATTTTGTGTCCGTTAATATTATATCCTTTCTTTACTGCTATAGATATTACAGGTAGTTTAACTTTTAAAAAGGTAGCTGCTTCTTTATAGGTAGTAAAGGTATAGAATTCTTTATCTGGTGATAGTATTGTAATTGTTTTTCTTTTCTTAGTTTTTATCTTACCATCGTAAGTATTATCTACTATAGTTTGTAAGCATTTAAAGTCATCTTCTTCCCATTGGTTGTATTGTTTATCCCAAAGGTAGCACTTAGGTTGTTTATATAGTATATCTATTACATCGTAAATATTTTGTTTATTCATATCTTAGTTTTTTATAAATGAAAATATATGTTCTATTATTGGTAAAGTCCATCCATCACCTAGTAAGCTACCTGCTTTTGCAGTTGTAAGTATATCACAATAATTATCAGGAAAACCTTGCAATCTACACATTTCTATTTTGTTTACTGTTCTTACTAAATTTCCATCATAAATTATATTAATAAATTGCCTTTTTGCTCTTTTCTTAATACTTTCCTGGCTTGTACAAACTCTACTTTCGCTTTCTAATAATGCTAAAGATTTATCTCTTTCAACTTCACCACTTGTTATAATATCTTTAAACATTATACCTCTATCTTTTGGCTGTGGTATATCAGTTATAATATCTCCAAACATTCCATCTTGTCTAGTTCTTATATTACTCCAATAATACCTATCTCTTAATTGTGCAGTTACTAAACTACTATTAATTCTAACAGGGTAAACTCCTAAAGCTCTACTCATAATACCTACATCTTCTTTTCTTGCACTACCTACATTTTCTTGTAAGAATAATACTTTAGGGTTTAATTGTTTTATGTGTTCTAATATTTCTACAAATGTAAAGAATAAACTTGACTTCTTTCCGTTAATTCCTGCTCTTTTACCTGCAGCACTTAAATCTTGGCAAGGTGATCCACTTAATACTAAATCAATACTACTCCAATCTATATCCCACTCTTTCCATTTAGTAACATCTCCTACCTGAATAGTATCAGGGAAGTGATGCTGTGTTAATTCTATTGCATAAGGTTTAATTTCACTTGAGTAATACTTATTTACTTTGATACCTACATTCTCTAATGCTTGGCGACCTGTGTTCATTCCATTAAACAAGCTTAGTACATTCATATCCTACTTCTTTTTTAAATTCTTTTAATAAATCTTTTACATCAATAATAACTAGGTCGCTATCTTTTAGTAACCAGTATGCAAACTCTACAGCATATTCATCAGGTGTAATATACTTGCTTATCTTTTCTCCTGCTAGTAATTGTATTGCCGCACTATACTTTTCCATTAAATCTTTATCATAATCTTTAATATCGTTAAATACATTTATTCCGTGTAATACTGTAGCGTGGTTTTTATCTAGTGTATCTCCTATTTCCTGTAATGAATAACCTCTATCTCTTAATAGTTTATAGTAAATCATTCTAGCTTCTATAAACTCATACTTTCGTGTTTTAGTTGTTATATCTACTCCTGTTACTTTTTGTATTGTATTTAATATCTTAGTTTTTATTTCTTCTTTAATCATTTCTTAAATCTTAATCTTATTTTACTTCCTAATTGTTTTGCAAATACAGTTAAAGTTATAAAAGACACCATTTCAATAGCTCTGTAAATACCAGCACAAACTTCGTAATCTTCTACAGCCTCATACTCTGTAATAATTTCTCTTAGTTCATCTATTGTAGATCCGTTTTCAAGTTCATACAAAGCTATTTTAAAGTGTTCTTCTATTCTTTCTTTATCCATTATAATATTCCTCTTAGTACATATTGGTCCAGGTCTACTCCTTCGGTTTGAAAGAAGTATTTATAGTTACTAATACCTTGCTTAAACTTTTCTTCTCCTTTAGCATAGAATTCATCACTACATTCAAATATAGCTATATCTAAACTACCTTTATCTATTGCAATAAATACAAAGTTATCAACTCCAAACATTTCTCTATACAACCAAGCTTGTAAATCATAACTATATTTATCTGCTGAGTATCTAAAATCTTTTATACCTGTAGTAGTTTTTAAATCTATAATAGTATTGCCTTTTAGTATATCTGCTTTTGCTCTAATTGGAATACCATCTATCATAGCTATTTGTGGTACTTCAAATTCTGCTTTTGTTAAGTATTCTTTTACTGCTTCATTTCTAAACAAAGCGTCTGTTAATCTTTCTGCTGCTTTTAGTTCGCTATTGGTGTAAACTTCTTTTCCTGTTTCTTTTGCTAGTTTATATTCTTTACTTGCTTTTGTAGCAGCTTCTACGAAAACCATATCATCTAATTTGTTTGGTTCTAATACCATTGTATGAAATAGTTTACCATCTCTTAAAGCTTGTGTTTCACCTGAGCCATATTTAGTTGTAAAGTAATAAGTTTTAGGTGAAGATAACAAAGTTTTAATACTTGAACTACTTAAAGCATTTTGTCCTAAGTAACCATAGTAAAAACTATCATCATACATATTATCTAATATTTCTTCTTTATCCCAAACTTTACCATCAAATGTAGTTATCATATTATCTTATTTTAATGTTATTTAATAATTGTTCTGTTTCGTCCATTTGCAAAGCGTTTCTAATTTCTTGTGCATACATATCACTTAAATCAAATTCTTTGCTTAAAGCAGCTATAATATCCATTAAATTAGCTACTAAGTAAACATCTTCTCTAGCTTCTGATAAAGCTAATAACTTTTCTAGTTTTGTAATAATTTCTTGCTTGTTCATAGTGTTTGTTTTTAAATTATATACAAATATAAAACTTCTATTTTAACTACAAAACTTTTTAACAAATATTTAACAAAAAAAAGGAAGCTATTTGCTTCCCTTAATTTGTGCTATACAAATACTGTATCTTTGATCTTTATCTGGGTATTCTTCTACCATTATATCATCAATCATACATCTTTGTATAAACTCTTTTTCTTTTTCTTCTGGTTGTGGTGTTGGTATTGGCATAGTATAAATTATTTATTGTTTTCAATCCATTCAGCTTGTAATCTTTCGTAGTGGTCTATTTCTCTTTCTAAGTAATCTAATGCTTTTCTTAGATCCTGTAGTTCATTATCTTTCTTACCAGCTCTAGCTAGGTATTTAATTATATTACCTCTATTGAAATTTAAGTTATAATCTTTAATAAAATCTATTACATCATAACCTTTGTTATTTTCGTAATGTAACTGTGTTGCTCTCATATCTACTTGTCCCATTATTCTATTCTTAAAAATTCAGATTCAGCGTATTCTAAAAACCATTCTTTGTTAGTTTCGTACTTTTCTATAATAGCTTCTAACATTACTAATTCATCAATAGTTTTAGTTGCTAATTTGTGTACTAAACTTTCTATTTTTCTTTCTATGTTTAAAAGCATTTCAGGTTCTGATTTGTGCATTTTAACATATTCTTCGCTTACAATATGCTCCAGGTCTTTATTTAAAGAGTTAATTCTATTCTTTAAACTTTGTCTGTATTGTGTAGTTGTTTTTAAATTATCGTTAGCTTCTAAAAGTAGTTGACCTAAGATAATTGACTTTAAATATTCTAGTTGTATTATATTCATATTTCTTTTAAAATGTTTTCAGGTTGTATTTTTAAATAAGTTACTTCTTTTGCTACTTTGTATCGTAAACTAAAGTGTGTAGAAGCAGGGTTTTTGTTGTTAGTTTCCCAGTCAGGTTTTACCATTAGTAAATTCCAAAAGTAAACACCCCTTGGAGTAGAATTAACATAAATAGGAATATCTAAATGCTTTTCACATTCTGATAACATAGCATCATATTTCTTCTTTTCTAAAAGCATATTATCGTAG